GATAAAAACTGATATTGCTTGTCTGCGTCACTAAGTGGAAACGATTCTATTTGTGGAGCGCGTGTAGGATCTTCGTTGAAGGTCATCAAGAACTTACCTGCGTTGCTTGCACCGCTTAATCTTGTTTCCCACTCACGACGAATTGCTTCTCTTTCTTCTTTCTGCGGTATGCCGTTTAAGAAGTTTATAATGAACGAAGGAAATAAACCATTCAAGATATTGTTAACGTGATAAAGTCCCATTTGGTAGGACAACTCAACGTAATTCAATGCACCGAAGTAGTCAGGCTTTGCGTAGTACGAACTTCCAGCCATCATGCCGTGTGCGTAAATAACTTGTCTTGGTTGTTCTTGTGCAATGGACGGATTGAACGCAGGGATAAATTCGGGCTTTCCTTTTTTACTTCTTGTGTTTGCCCAATCTTTTGAATAGAAAATTCCTGTGATATCGTCCTCGTCTTTGTCGTATGCAAGTCTGCAATTTTCGAATGGCAAGTGGTTGATTTGCACAATCCGAGTGAAGTCCAACGACCAAATAACTTCAGCACAAAATGAACCTTGAAGTTTTAAGTCAAACGCGATACCTTGAAGTGCGTTGTCGAGAATAGTTCCCGTTCCTTGTCCTTCTATCATGTAAGCAATTGAGTTCGTCAATGCGTTATGAATAGGACTATTATAATAAAGCGTTATTAGGTGCTGTGGAAATAAGTTGTTAAAACCATAGTCAATCCAACCTGCACGATTCTCTTTTTCAATTGCTTCAACTGGTTCGTAAGCCGATAAGTTAATTGCTTGTATATTGTTTTCCATGTTATGCACCGGTATATATTACATCGACAGGGATTGTCGGTGTTGAAACGTCAAAGTAAATTGTTCCGTCTTGTAAAATCATTGAACCACGTTCAACGAGTCCAACAACGGAAGCATCTGTTGGATCTAAATTGTCATCGCTGTTTTGTCCGTACACATCGTACTTGTATTTACCAGCGTCAACAAGACCAACTGTTGTTAAACGAATCTTTGTAACGCGTTCGTTTTCGTTTACTACTTCCACGACTTGTGCGAGTTGTTCGCCTGTCATTTCGTAGGTTAAGATTAAAAGATAGTAAGTGAATGCAACGTTGAAATAGGCACGTCCTTCATCAAGTGAAAGCCACGCATATTGATTCGCAGTATTTGTATTCAGATAAACCATTCTATCCTTTTATTTATTTGTTGAAATTACATCACAGAGGGACGCTTTGCCCCTCTATGTGTAAAAGTTTTTCTTATGATCCAATGATTACTAAAGGAGAGTTAATCAACTTATACGCTCTCTTTGCAGCTTCGTGCGTAAAGGCAAGTGTAAAGCCGTTCATGTCACCCAAAACCGTTCCTGTTCCTGCTGTTGCAGTAGAAAGGTCTGCTCCGTACTCATACCCAACAGCCCACCAATTGTCATTTGTATCGTTTACAAATACAATCACGCGTGAAGTAGCAACATTTTGCAATTCAAGACGCTTTGCTGCGCTTAATTTGTTTAACATTACATTAACCGTTTGCGTGTAGAAAATTGTACCTGCATCACGATTGAAGTTGATTGTTTCTTCAAACGATCCTGTTTGCGTAGGTAGTTCGTAGGTATAAATTGCATCTTCGTCCTCTGCGGTAATCACAGTAACGACTTCGTCTGCATCAAACGTAAACGAATCAACATTTGAATGGTCGATTAAAACAATCTTTTTAATACCACCAATGCCGTCTTTACAGTCTAATGCAAATCCTATGTTTAATTCACATGCCATATTTGTATGTTTTTTATTAGCACAAAAGAGGAGCGGTGTTTAAGCCGCTACCTCTGTTTATGCAAGGGTTAGAATGGTCTGATTATGCTGTGTATTGGTAGAACGCGATTTCGTCACCGAATCCGTACTGAACACCTGCGAAGAAAGAAGCTGCGAAACGTACGTTGTCAGAAAGGTCGTATTGGTACATATCTAAAACCGCTACGTTGTTCCATTGGTCAAGTAAGTTAGTACCAAACCAAAGGTTAGACTTCTGATAGAAAGCCATTGTGTCGTCAGACATTCCCGGACACTCGATAACGTCGTATTGACCTTGCCAGTTCATTACAACTGATTCTCCTTGATACAAGTAGTAACCACCACCAAGACCAAGAATTGCGCTTCTGTATGCCTCAGCAACGTTTGAAGAAACTGCGATAACAGGCTTCTCAGTTGCACGACGAACGCGTGTTGGAAGTGTTAGAACTAAACGTCCCATTTCCTCGATAACGTTAGCAGAAGTGATAGCTTCAGGAGAAGATACGTCAAGAACAGCAGCGTCAGCTAAGAACAAGGTTTCGAAACCTGCGTACTCGCCAGCGTTAGCGTTAACACCCTGCCATATCAATACCTCGTTGCGAGCTGCAACACCCGCCAATACGTTAGCAATTAAAGCGTCAGTCAATGAAGCGTGTAAGAAACCGTCTTGCTCAGACTTAGCTTCCCAATCTGCTAAAAAGTCTTTCTTACAAAGTTGTCTGTGAACTTGGAATTTCTCCAAAGTCAAAATACGCTCTGTAAGTGTTACTGTTCCTGTTGGAGTGAAGTCACAAGTAGCATTTGCAAAAGTGATAGAATCAACTAATTTGCGAACAACTTGTTTGTACTCGATGTTTTCTTTGAAGGTAACCGCAGCCAAAGACTCGTTACTCAAGAATGCTGCGCGAATATATCCTGCAGCTTCACGACCTGCGAAGGTTGTGGTTAATGAAGTGGTAGTAGCCATTTTTTATTGTTTGTTTTTTTTATTTTTTAAGATTGAATAAGAAACGTTCTTCTGCGCTCATTTTGTGGTATGGCTTAGAGGGAGTGTTTACTTTTGCTTGCTTTACTTCTTTGATAGAAGTAGCGGCAGGCTGTGCGCTTAATTTTGTCACTTCGCTTGAAAGATTAGCGTTGGTCTTTTTAACCTCAGCAAGTTCGCTTTCCAACTTAGCAACCAACGAAAGAAGTCCTTCAACCTCTTTGCTTAGTGATTCGTCAGTAGATTGCTTTTCAGCTTCTACTTCAACTTCAACCTCTGGTTCTTCAACCATTGGCTTCAATTCAACAAGTAGTCCGTCAGCAACAACTACAATAACTCCTTCTGCTGTTGTGTACTCTCCGTCCGCTACAACAACCTCGTTGCCTTCTGCGTCTTTTGATAATACACGAACACCAGGCGCCCATGTGTCGCTGTCCGAGTAGATACTCGTTCCGTCCGCAAGAATCGCTTCAACCATTTGCTTCACCTCAACTACTTCTTCAGCAGATAGGCTTACATTGTGTTTAGCGAAAAGAGCGTTTACTTTTTCTCTTAAGTTCATATAAGTGTTTATTAAATGTTTAGTTCCTAAATAGAAAAGTGTGTACATTTGTTTCGTAATTGAACTTTTCATTGATTACATTTTGATTTTAGGTTTGACGGAGGGAGTAGTTACCCTCCGTTTTTTTTATCCTAAAGAATCGAGTATTGCGTTTAGCGTCTTTATTTCGTCATCCGTTAGTCCGTAACTTTTGAATCCCATTTTACCACCGTCGTTGGTAATCTTTGTGAGTGCGTTCAAAAACAGAGTAGCGTCGTCGTTGAACAATTCCAACTTTAAAAAGCCACCTGCTTCGATATTCATTATTCACCTTTTAGAATCAATTCTAATTCTTCAAGTAAAGAAGGAATTTGTTCGCTCAAATACATTTCTTTCTCGGCAAGGAAGTTTCCTTCGATTGAGAAACCCAACACTTCTTTGTTTTGAATCTGTTGTTTTACTTCTTCGTTTTCTACTTTCATGCAACCAAACCAAGTACCCTCTGGAAGGTCAAAGCCGAAGTTCTTAGACTTGTCGTTCTCGCCCTCGATGATCCATGTTTCAACAAGACTAACTCCTTCAACAACTTTCGCGTGTTCAACTGTTGCGTTGTTTGTCATATTTTGCTTTAAGTAGTTGTAAGCGATAGCGCGAATAGTGTCCTTTGAATACTTCACATAGTATTCTTCTTCGGTCTTGTCGTCGCGTCTGTAAATCAGTTGGTCTGGAATCAATAACGCTCCGTAAAGAAGCCCTCTGAAATCTTCTTTGAATTTCACGCTGTGTTGTTCTGATAGTGCAACGAAGTCAACACCAATTGCAGGTTGTTCAACAACGCTAATTGCGAACACTCCGAGTAGTCCTGCGTCGTCTATTCCGTATTCAATAACTTTAATTTTTTTCATATTGTTTTTTTTAACCGCCTAAGCGAGATTGGTTTTGAATTAACTGTTGTGCTTCTAAGTTGCTCGACACTTGACTACCTACGATGTATGCCTGAAGCGGTGGTTGTTGGTTGGGTTGCTGACTGATAAAGTCGTAGTTAGCAGGTGAAGGAGCCATTGTTCCACCACCACCACCATTGCTACTTGGAATGTTTGAAGAACCTGCACCACCTGCACCACCAAATTTTGTTTGTTGAATTTTAACAACACTTGCAAGACCTGCCGTTAATGCAATACCAGCTTCAACAAATTGCGCTCCCGTTGCAAGTTTTGCAGGATTACCACCTGCCGTCAATGCTGCGTTTACCGCTTGATATGTGTTTATAATTGCTTGTGATAATGAGAACGCTTTATTTATTCTAAATTGATTTTTTGCAGCTGCTTCACTCTTTGCATCAAAAGCCATTGTTAACGCTCCTAACGCTCCAAACGCATCGGAAGCCATTTTAAGACGCTTTGCTGATAATTCACGTTGGTGTTTATCAACTTTATTTTGCGAGTCAATTATTGCCTTTGAAAGTTTTTCTTCTTGTGAAATTATTTTATTTACCACAACTTCATTAGTTGCAATTTTTTTAAGACCTAAAGACTCTATTTTGTCAAATGTTGTTTGTGCTCTT